AAGGGCTGGGTCATGACGGCGGAAAAGGTCAGCCGGTTTTTGACCGCTCTCGATATGCTCATCGATGCCGGCAAGCATGTGGTTGTCCTGGCGCACTCCAAGGTGCAGCGCACCGAACCGCCGGACATCCTCGCCGCGTATGACCGTTACGAGTTGAAGCTGTCGAAGCAGTCCTCGCCGCTGGTCAAAGAATGGGCTGACGAGCTTTGGTTTTTCAGGTTCAAAACCAAGGCCGTTTCGCAGGAGAACGGCAAGGCCAAGGGCATCGGGGGCAAGGAGCGCATCATCTTGACTACCCACTCGGCGGCTTACGACGCGAAGACCCGCTCGGGCCTCGCCGAGGAGCTGCCGATGGAATGGGAATCCGTGGCGCATGTTTTTTGGAAACCTGCACCCAAAACCTCGGCGCCTGCCGTCGAAATCCTCGGTGCCGAGACGATGGCGGCCATGGAGTTGTTGGAAGCCAACGAGGAGGCGGTGAATGCCTTCTTGACCGGCAACGGCTCCATCCAAGAGGGCCAGACATGGCGCGACGCCAGCGAGAAACTGCGCCAGCAGATCGTGGCGCGGCCTCAAGCACTAGTGTCTAAAGCCAAAGCTCAAATGGAGGTGGCGGCGTGAAGGGATTAACCACAGAGGACACAGAGGACACGGAGAAGAAGGCGAAAAAACAACGCAGACAACTCCGAATATCTAAAGATTTAGACCGTTTACTTAAAATTTATGAAGTGTCTATATACAGTGAGGGGCCAGGGGGATCCTTTCAAAGAACACTGCAGAATTTAATAGTCGAAGCTGCAATTTTAGACTCTGAAGAAGAGAGTAGAGAATTCAAGGAGGGCGGGAAATGATTGCCAAGGAAATCTCCCCTTCAATAACAGACAAGTTGGAGGAATGCGCACTCTTTACGGGTGCGCCGGGGTCCAGTCCGGCGGCGGAGCGTGGCACGCTTCTGGATCGGGCGCTGCGTGAGCTTTTCCTCGATGACCCGACTACCTTCGACACGCTCAATGATGAGGACAAAATGGCCGTGGAGTGGGGCGTTGCCGAACTGCGCACCCTGTCCGGTGGCTACCATGTGGAAACCCGTGAGGAGCATCTCGGCATGGAGGTGCCGGGGCTTTCCAAACCCGGCACAGCGGATGCGGTATGTGTTCGCGCTAAGTGGGTCGCCGACTGCAAAACCGGACAAATTCGCAAATATAGAAATCAGCTTTGTTGCTATGCCCTCGCCTGTATGCACGAGCATTTCGCCGACTCGTGGACGGCTCATGTCGTTTATGTCGATCAGAGAGTTAGGCGGACTTACACCTTCACGAGGGAGCAAGCCGAGGCGACCGTTTCGGCGGTGATTGCAAACGCCAGCAGCCGGTTGGCCGAGCCGACGCCTAATGAATACTGCGGTTGGTGCGCTCATGCCAATTCCTGCCGAGCCTTGGTGCGTCAATCCTCCGAGGCGCTGGCGTTGGTCAAGTCCGACCTCGCACTCTCCGACATCCGCGACCAAATCCTCGCCAATCCGGTCGAGCTTTCGGCCTTCGCCGCGAACTGGAAGCTGGCCGAGAAGCAGATCGCCGAGCCGGTCATCGATGCTCTGAAAGAACGCCTCGCCGCTGGCGAGGACATCCCCGGATGGAAGGTCACGACCGGCGCAGGGCGTCAGTTCGTGGAGGCCGATGCCATCGCTCGGGCCTCCGCCAATGTTTCAAAAGAAACGCTCATCCTCGCCCTCGGCGGGAAGATGGGCGCCGACAAATTTCGCCAATTCTGCGCCGACGCCGGTGTGGAAGTGGATGAATCAGCGGTGCGAGCAGGGTCACCGATAAACACCCTGCGCCAAATCAAAACCAAAAAATAACATGCCTACCTACAAACAATCCGAACCGAAACCCGTCTATTTCGTGGAGCCGGGAACCTACAAAGTCGAAATCGTCAATGCCATGGAGAAGCTTTCCAAGGCCGGAAACCCGATGATCAAACTCATCTGCCGAGTCGAGATCGGCGAAGGCGCCAAGGGGCCGGAAGTCCATGAGCACCTGACATTCACCGAAAAAGCGGGGTGGAAGATTGACCAAGTGCGCGAAGCCTGCGGGTTCGCCGTGATCCCAGGGGAGGACATCGATGTGCAGCCCGAGGATTTCATCGGCAAGACGGCCACGGTCGTTCTTGGCGAGGAGGAGGGTGCCGACTCCGGCCATCGCTTTAACACCCTCGAGCGCTGGATGTCACCCAAATCCTCGGCCCCCGCGCCGAAGGCCAAACCCGCCAAAGAGACCGACGACATCCCGTTCTGATTCAACCCTCCGGGGCGCGGCGTGGATACGCGCAGGAATTTTTAACCCATGACCCAAGACCTCAGCCTGCGCCTCTCTATCTGTCTGAACGGCTGCCCGATCGGGCCGCGCATTCAACGGGCGGAGCCGCTGCCGCCTTATCGGCACACCTATTCACTAGCCGAGCAGGCGGTGGCGGAGGCGGACATGGAGCGCGTGCGGAAATACATCGAGCGCAATGCAAACACTATGAAGGGAAAGAAATGACTCAGCTAGACCTATTTGGAACCCTCCCGAACGAACAGCGGCGCCGCTATTGGCGCAAGCGCCTCCGTGATTGGCCGAGGGAGGTTTTGGAATCCCGCCATCACATCCACACCAGCGGGTGGGGCATGGCCGCGCAGGGCGGTTGGTTTGCCGACCTTCTGCACCGCGATGGGGCCATGGGAGAGTTGGAATACATCCGGTGGCAGAGCTTTGAGCGCCGGGTGAAACGCTGGGAACAGAACAAACTGATGAAGGAGACAAACCAATGACATCTGACCAAGCATATCAATTTGCTGATTCCGATTTAGATAACGCATTGGTGATTTGGGAGTCACGAGACAAATCAAGATATGATTTGGCGGAAGAGTCCTACAGGCGAGCGGTGGCGATTAGGGACAAGTTTTTCCCTGATGAAATTTTGAAAGATTTAATAAATGACTGAAAGATTAGCATATCCAGAAAAAGAGAGTGCGGTAATCGGGTTCCTTGGTGCTAGTGGATTCCGTGGCATTCCCCCGGAAAGTATTGCAAACCCAGAAACATTTACCAGCACGCTGAATGGAGTGTTTTATGCTGCCGCAATCAATCTGCACATGCAGAAGCGTCCTGTTCTGAATTGGACGATTATTGAAGAGGTTGAGAATAATAAGTTTTGGCTTAAAGCGGTGCAGGATGCAGCTTCTGAGGCGGGGATGCCAGATTGGCGTGATGGGTTAGCTGCAGCAGATAAATCGATGGTGAGGAATCCTGATGGCGGCCTCGTAATTGGTGAATTTTTGCAAGATATCGCTGATGCTGCTTCCAAGAGGACTGCAACGCATATCGGAGGCCGGTTGGCTCGTGCGGAAATATCACCGAAGGAAGCCAGTGAAGAATTGCAGAAGGTTTTGGCTCCAAGGAAAGCCAGAATGCATGGCGTCGAGGTGCATTCGTTTGAGGATCTCTGGAAATACAAACCCGAGGCTGATCCGAGCGCCTTGCTTGGAGATCGATGGGTTTGCCAGGGCGGGCAACTGCTTCTGGTGGGGCAGTCCGGTGTGGGCAAGTCTTCGCTAACGGTGCAGGCGGCAATGATGTGGGCGCTAGGTTTGCCATTTTTTGGGATTAAGCCGGAGCGGGCGCTTCGGTCTCTTTTTATTCAAGCGGAAAATGATGTTGGCGACATGGCGGAGATCGTGCAAGGGGTCATGTCGTATGTGGTGGCTTCGGCCAAGATGCCGCAGGCTGATGCTATTAAGAGACTCAAGGAGAATGTTGTTTTCGTTAGAGTGACGGCACAGACGGGGGAGGCTTTCGTTGAGGTGGTGCGGGAGCTGCTGGAGAAACATGGGCCGATGGATTTGGTTTTTGGCGATCCGCTCCTCTCTTACATCGGGGATGATATTTCACAGCAGGCGGTGACTTCGCATTTCCTTCGTGGGCTGTGCAATCCGCTGGCTTTTGAGCACAAGTTCGCCTGGGTGTGGTCACACCATACAGGGAAGCCGCAAAGTGACAGCAAGGGCCGCCAGCATTGGAACGCAAATGATTTCGCTTATATAGGTCTGGGTTCTAGTGAGCTAACAAACTGGGCTCGGGCAATCTGTGTTCTACAGACAACGAAGCACGATGGTATTTTCAAGCTACTTCTTGCGAAGCGTGGGCGTCGTGCAAATACCTGCGACTCGCTCGGGCATCCTACTATTGAAGTGGTGCTTAAGCATGCCGACCAAGGATTGCATTGGGAGCCTACTGAGCTTCCAGAAGAGTCAGAACAAGAACAAGAACATAAGCACAAGGGCAGGCCGCCAGCATTGTCTGAAATTCAAAAAGCCGAACTTATATCCATGCATTCAACATGGCCTGAAGGAACTCCGAGTTTTTACAAAAAAGCAAAAGAGCGATTCAAGGTATCTGATGACACCATTCAGCGAATACTTACAAAAAACAAAAAGGAGCAGGAAAACAATGCCGCAAAATAACCGCAAAATAACCGCAAAATTTGATTTTTGCGGTGCATGGATGACTGCCGCAAAAATACTGCCGCAAAATCCCCCCTTAAGGGGGGGGATTATTTTGCGGTCAGATGTTTTTTCGGCGTCGTCATTTCCAACCATGGAATGCCGCAGAAATGATTTTTGCGGAATCCACCAACAACAAGACTCATGAAACTCTACATAGGAATAGACCCCGGCCTGTCCGGCGGTATCGCATTCATCCCAACCACCGGCGACCCATGGGCGCACAAAATGCCCGAGACCGACCGCGACCTCATCGACCTCCTGAGCGACTCCATTTCGCTGGCGGAGCCTCGGGCGGTGCTGGAGTTGGTCCACTCCTCGCCGCAGATGGGCGTCAAATCGGCTTTCACCTTCGGCGAGGGGTATGGACGCCTTCAAGCGGTTCTGACCGCTCTGCGGGTGCCTTACGAGCGCGTGAGGCCGCAGGCATGGCAGAAGGCAATGGGGTGTCTCACTAAGGGCGACAAGAATGTGTCGAAGC